GTCATCGCTCAGCTGTCGGACGCGGTCGACGAATAACTGACGAATAACACGCGGAAAACCCCGCAACGGAGATGACTATGGACGCGCTCAATAGCGCAGTGCCGGTTGAGCCCGGTTCTGCGGACGGTCTTTCGCGGCCTACCGCGATCGTGCTGCCGGGCGACTGCCGCGCGCTCATGACGGCTATGGACGCGGACTCGGTCGACAGCATCGTGACCGACGCCCCCTACGAGCTCGGCTTCATGGGCAGCAGCTGGGACAGCACGGGCGTCGCCTATGACGTCGAAACCTGGCGCGCCGCTTTCCGCGTGATCAAGCCCGGCGGGTTCCTGCTCTGCTTCGGCGGGTCGCGCACTTATCACCGCATGGCCTGCGCGATCGAGGACGCGGGCTTCGAGATCCGCGACCAGATCATGTGGATCTACGGCAGCGGCTTCCCGAAGGGCGGCAACCGCGACGGCAAGGGCACTTGCCTCAAACCCGCGCATGAGCCGATCGTCATGGCAAGGAAGCCGTTCAAGGGCTCAGTGATCGCGAACGAGGCAATCTACGGCACCGGCGCGCTCAATATCGACTCATGCCGGATCGTCGCTGGCGAGGTTTTACGCCAAGGGGCTGGCGTCATCCCCATGCGACACGACGCCAAGGTCAAGCGCGCGGTACCCGGCAAGAAGTACGATCCCGCTGAACGCTACTCGTTTCGGCGGATGCCGGGCGCCGTTCCCGCAAACGAGCTTGGACGCTGGCCGGCCAACGTCATTCACGACGGCAGCGATGGCGTCATTGCGGAATTCCCGATGACGACCAGTGGCACCGGCGCAGTAAAACGCTCGAGCTCAAGCGATGCTGACGGCAACCGCGGCGCGGCATACGGTGCCGAAAGCCGGCCGGCAGGCACCGCGATGATAACCCATGGCGACAGTGGCAGCGCCGCCCGGTTCTACTACTGCGCAAAGGCCAGCAAGGCCGATCGCGATGAGGGACTCGACCAGTTCGATCCGCAGGCCTTCGTCCAGTTCCAGACGGGCAACGGCGAGAGCGGCAACGCCAGCAGCCTGAGTGAGGGCCGAGAGACTCAGTATCGCAACATCCACCCGACGGTGAAGCCGACGGCACTGATGCGCTACCTGGTCCGCCTCGTGACCCCCGTCGGCGGCACGGTGCTAGACCCGTTCACCGGGTCGGGTTCGACTGGAAAGGCAGCAGTCCTTGAAGGCCGCAGCTTCATCGGCTGCGAGCTGACCGAGGCCTATGTCCCGATCGCTCGCGCGCGGATCGCTGCTGCGTTCGATCAGGCTGAAGCCGAGCAGGTTGCAGCGAACCCGCCAGCCCCGCCGCAGATCGACATGTTCGCCGAGGTCGCGGCATAATGACGAAGCCTCGCCGCACAGCTGCACAGTCCCGCGACGTCGTCTACGATGCGCTGCTGCGCGCCGCGCGCGCCGGGGCTCGCTGTCCGACGAACCTCGCCCTGGCATCGCTGCTTGGGGTGCGATCCTCCTCGATCCCGCAGAAGGCTCTGGCTGACCTCATCGCGGCGGATAAGATCGTGGTGACCACCACGCCGTTCTCGCGTGAGATCCTCATTCCCGAGCTGGGCGCAACGATCCGCGCCAGCAAGGCTCCGGATGGCTCCAAAAGGGAGACGGACCGCGCCGAGGCAATCGCCCGCGCCGAGCGGCGCGAACCCCTGCCGCCGGTGCTCGATCGCACCCCCTGTTTCCGCTGCGGGATCCGCGCCGACATCGGCTGCGATCATCAGTCCGCATCGGCCCCCTACATCATTGACCTGGAGTTCGCGGCATGACGCGCACCTGCATGAGCTGTCCTAACGAGCTCGGCCCGAGGAACCAGACCGGCCGCTGCAAGTCCTGCGCGACCCGGAAGAATAACGTCGACCCTGTGCTTGCTGCGAAGCGTCACGCGGGCATCCGGCGCCGGTTCGAAGACCCCGCATACCGCGAGCAGCATGCAGCGCGGTGCCGGGTGCGCAATCGGAACATGAGCGACGAGACGCGCGAGCAGCGTCGGAAGCATGGGCTGACGTTGGTGGGCACGCTTGCAAAGGCCAGCCAGCAGATCACCAAGGAGCAACGCGTGGCGGCCGGCATCAAACGGTCCGCAACCATGCTCGCCTGGTGCCCGGTCGAGTGGCGCGACAAGTACCGAGACCTGTGCAAGCGCGGACGTCGTGCCGCAGAAGCGAAGCAGATCGTACTTGATTTGATCGCTGGGCGATCGGTGGCGGCGCCATACGCAAATCAGCGCAAGATCCTCGCATGGTGCCCCGAATCGCGGCGGGCCGAATATACGAAGCTGCAGAAGGCTTTGGGCGCGGCCGAAGCGAGGCGGATCCTTGAAGCCGACCTATCGCCCTTTGAGCGACAGATGGCCCGCATCAATGCTGGCGCCCAAGTCGTCGCCGTCCCTGACACCCGCACCGGCGGCCCGGCTTATACGCTCGGCGGCATAGCGTCGGGGATGCTCTGACATGCAGGTCGAAACGCTTAACCGAGCCGCAGAAGAGGCTCGCCTAGCAGCCCTAGCTGCCGAATTCGCTGAAGCCATGCTGGCGCGCGCTGATGCGCGTCGGCAGCGGGAGTCTGAGGCGCTGGCAAAGCGGCAGGCAAGTAAGCGAGCCGCAAAAGCGGCTCACACGTCGCATCTGCTGTCCGTGCCTAGGATGGCCGGGCTGATGAAGGCTGGCGTTTTGCTGGGCAGCGCCGCGGCGCTCGCGGAGGCGATGAACATCGAACCCCGTAGCCTGCGCGCGAAGACCGGCGCCGAGCGCGGGATCTCGTGTGACGACCTCCGTGCGGCGGCTGACGCGCTCGACGCGCGCGCCGCCCTGATGATCGAGCATGCCGCCAAGCTGCGCGCAGAGGTGACCACAGAATGACCCGTCCCGTTTCAGCTTGGATGCCGCTCTACGTGGGCGACTATCTTGGCGACACCCAGCGCCTGACCACCGAGCAACATGGCGCGTACCTGCTGCTGATCCTCGACTATTGGCGCAACGGCCCCGCACCCGACGACGACGCGGTCCTGCAGCAGATCACCAAGTGCGACGCCAGGACGTGGAAGAAGCATCGGCCTGCCATGGCTCGCCTGTTTCAGGTCGCCGAGGGCGAGTGGCGCCACAAGCGTATCGATGCCGAACTGGCGTCGGCTGCGACCAACGCCGAGCGGCGATCGAGCAAGGCAAAGTCCGCTGCTGAAGTACGCTGGGGGCAATCCTCGAACGGTGCTCCAAGCAATGCTCGGAGCATGCCCGGAGCAGTGCTTGGAGAATGCCCGCCACAATCACCTTCACCCAAGAAGAATTCCGATACTGACGTATCGGGCGCCGCAGCGCCGCCGAAGATCGCCGATCCCGAGAAGGTCATGTTTGATCAGGGCAAGGCGCTGCTGGCTCAGGCCGGGATCGTGAACGGCAAGGCCGGTACCCTGCTCGGCAAATGGAAACGAGACCACGGCGCCGAGGCGGTGATCGTCGCACTCGGCAAAGCGCAGCGCGAAGGCGCAATCGACCCCATCAGCTTCATCGAAGGATGCTTCCGAAATGGCAAACGAACTGGCAACGACCGATCAGGCGGATGGGCTCCGCGACCAGGCATGGAAGGCGTTGAGCCTGCATCCCTCGACGACGAGCAATTTGGCTTTGCTGCTCGGCGCTGACGCGCCCGCCTGTATCGCTGCGGCGATCGCCAAGTGCGAGCACGACCTGCGCCCGGTTCCAAAGGATAACGCGGGGCGTGCGGGCTGGGACGCGGCAGTAGACACGCAATTGACGAAGCTCGGAGCGAAGGTGCTGCCAACGGCCAACCCCGCTGACACGAAGGTCTGGCGTGACGCGATGGTTGAGGCGCTGTCCGACCTGCCGGCCATGGTTTCGCTCACTGCGACGAAGCGCGCGATCCACCGTCCATTCCGGTTCATTGGCGAGATCGAGACCGAGGTGCGCGCCATCGCCGCCGAGATCCTTGCCGAGCGCCACGCGGCACTCGCTGCCTTCCGTCGCCATGCTGCCGACATCGATCGGGCGCTGAACCCGCCTGCCCCAGCGCTATCCGGGGCAGGCGCAGACGAACCATTCACCGCCGAGCAGATCCGCAAGATGTCGCCGGACATCCGAAGCATGGGCCTCAAGGCTGGCTTCATGACGCAGGCCGAGGTCGACGACGCGCTCGGAATCAGCCGGCAGCCTGACGAGCAGCTGGCAGCATGATCGAAGCCGAGCGCAATCGTCGGACAATGACCGACCCCGGCCGCATGCTGTGGAAGGATGACGTCGAGGGCATCTGTCCCTCGCCGGATATGTGCTTCGACTATGGCGAGCATGTCCGGTGCGGTCCCTGCGCGATCGACCAGGCGACGCGCGCTGGCGTCATCAGCGACCTCAGTGTTCCGCGCCTTCCCGAGGTCTCGCGCTTGCGCAGGATGCTCGTCGAGCACGGCCTCGATCCATCGCGCGGCCTGCGCGCACCTTCAGGAGAACGATGATGAACGAGCAGCAGAAACTGGCGCGCAAAGCGGCGCGGCTGGCTGGCGGGCCGATCTGGCAGCAGCGGCCACACGAACATCTGGCGCCAAAGCGGTTTCCTGCGCCCGGAGGCCAGCGTCTCACCATCACCGTCGTCACAAATTGATCAGCAGGAGAATGATGATGATTGAGCAGCGGCCAAGTGACGACCGGATGGTCCTGACGGACGGGTCGCCGGTCACCGATGATCACCGGGATATTATCGAGAGCGGCGCACGCACCGGTCAACAGAAGGCCTACGTCATCCTCTCAGAGGCTGAGCGCTCAAAGGGGTTCGTCCGTCCGGTGCGCCGGTCGTATGTCCATGAAGCCTGCGGCGTCGTCACCACCATGGGGCAGTCGCTTGCCGAGACTTATGCGCGCGATCCAGGATTCTACAGCGGCACGTTCTGCTGCGGCTGCGGCGCGCATTTCCCGGTCGGCGAAAGCGGCGAGTTCGTATGGGATGGCACCAGCGAAAAGGTTGGGTCGTGAAGGCTGGCATCGCGGTCGACGACTGGAAGCTGCCAATCTTTCGCCGAGAGCTGACGGCCGCGGGATATGGATATGAGGACGGTGGAGCGATCACGGCCAACGCCACGCTGCTGAAGGTGGAAACGTTCGATGTGCTGGCGCTCAAGCGCGTCATCGAGCGCTGCCAAGCCCAATGCCGGAATGAGAAGCGATGACCACCTATAAGAGCGAGGGTTGAGACGATGGGGCGGACAAAGGGGAAGCTGAGCAAGGGCCAGCCAAAGGGCGCGCGCTCGGCATCCGGAAGGAAGCGGGACCGTGCGGTCGCGAACATCGGGCCATGCTTGGGCGTCGCGCGCCGGCGCGCCGAGTTCGGCCTTCCTGCCAACGATGTCGGCGAGGCTGCGCCCGATTCCGCCAAGCGCGGGAAGCAGGAGACGCACACCTGCGACGCGATCGGCCGCGCCTATATCACCGGCCTGCTCGGCTCGGGACAGGAAGCCGAGGACCTGCTCAACGCTGGGCGCGGCATGGCGCGGCGCTATTGGAGCACGATGGGCACCACGTTGACGCCCGACAGCCTGGCGCGATTCCAGCCGCAGGACGGTGCCGGGGATCCGATGTCGCAGGACGAGCGTGATGAACGTGACCGGATGCGCGAGGCGTCGCTGCTCGCAAACCTCGATATCATTGATCGCATGGGCCGGATGCGCGACGTGCGCCGCGCCTTCGATCAGCTGGTAATCGATCCGAACCCCGATCACGGTCCGCCGTGGCTAGATGCGATCATGGCTGCGCACCGGGCCAAGGCGGTCGGCAAGGATCAGGACTATCGCATGCTGTCCCTTGCCCTTGATGGACTACGCGCGATAGCTTGACCGCACCGGCCATTTCTGGCAGGTAGTCATTGTGCACGTTGTGCGCTCGCTTAGCCCGCCTCTGTGCGGGCTTTGTCGTATCTGGAGGTGATGATGGCTGCACCGCATATGCGGCTCACCACCGCCGACCATGTCGAGGCCATCGGCATGCGCGTGCTCCGGATCGCCGAGGAGATGTCGAGCGGGTCGCGCCATCAGGGGCGCAGTGAGCGCTTGATCGAGCAGGCTGAGCAGGCAGCCATCGACCTGCGGGCCGCTGTGCGCGGGCGCTGATGGGCTGGTCGAAGGTCAGCCGCCATCAGCGCGGCTATGGCACTGCGCACGACAAGATGCGCGCTCACCTGCTCGCCACTGTCATCACCTGCGAGGGTGAGTGCAAAGCAAAGGGCATCGAGACGCTGGGCACCATAGCCGACCACATCGTCCCGCTGTCGCGGGGCGGTACCGGCGATCGCAGCAACTACCAGCTGCTCTGCAGGCCATGCTCGGAGCCAAGACGCTCGCTGACAAGGGCGCAACGGCTAGACCGGTCGGTGGCGTCGGGCGTGATGGCCGGCCGACCAGCGCGGACCATCCATGGAACAGGGGATGAGAATGGCACAGGTTAATGGGCTATTGTCAGTCAGCGCGCCCCAGCTGATGCGGGGGATCACGCTCAGGGTCCGCTTTGCGCGTCTCGCAGGCGCACGGCTATGGCTCGCGATCTGCATCATGCGGCTCGCTGGCCTAGTTGCAGGATGTCCAATCGACATAGGTGCCGACGGTGATCAGGATCTGGAATTCACAACGGACGGACTTCCCCGCGCTTTATCCCTGATCGAAGGCCATAAAGGTTTTCGTCGCGATGCCCCCGCGTTCGGTATCGACGTGGTCGTGAAGTTAGACGGCGTCCAGCAGGACCTAGTGTTGTCTTACGACATCGATGCAGGCCGCGTGTCAGTCTATCCCAGCGCTGACGCCGAATTCATCAAGCTCTCACGTGTAGGCGAGGATGCCGATGGAGGGCTGGCAATCGTGCATCGCAAGGGCGTGGTGACCGTCGAG